CCTGAACGGGCGTACAGGTGAACAAGCGTTCAGGTTAACGTGAAATCGAGACGATGACTTGACGTGTCAAGGGGCCAGGGGGGTGGGGTCTTGGGTCAGGGCGGGGGGCTTTGGCTTTAGCCAGTACCCTGCTCGCACAGATAGGCCGAGTGTGAAGGCGCCAGCTGGCGAAGAGGGCCGGGGGTAGAAACGAAATCGAGGTACCTCGGAGGGGTGGTCGCTGGGTGGCCTGGGGGTGGTACCTCCCCCGAACCCCCTAAGACCGCCGCGGATGAGCGCTGTGAACGGCAGGTGAACGCCGAGGTCGACGGAAAAAGCGTCGCGATTCCGGCCACTTAGCGACCTGAACGTTCAGTAGTACGTCTCTCCTGTTCACTCATAAGCCAGGTTCAACCTGCGCTTTCCTCTATTCTCCCTCTTCTCTCTCTCTTAAAAACCTATATAGGGAATATACATAGAAGAAAGAGGGGAACCATTAAAGGGGTATATACATAAAGAGAAGGTTACTCCCCGGCGTCCAAAGGGGTAGACCTTGCCTCAGGCCCCGCTGGCAGCTGGCCGAAGTGCTGAACAGTTCGGTGGCGTTCACCTCCGGGCCACCCACGGCGCCATTATGGCCTTTGGTAAAGGCCACGCCTTGCTAAACTCCGCGCGATGTGCTATGCTGAGGGCATGCCCAGTCGACCCACGGACGCCGAGCCCTTCACCGCGTACCTCCTCAACTGCCTCCGAGGGCCTGGTCCGCTCGCTCTCGCGGCCCGAGCTACCGACCTCCACGACCCTGGGCACCCCAAAACCGCGCTCGGCCTCGTGGCCGCCGTGGAAGGCAAGAAGCTCGCCGGCTCGTACGGCGCCCAGCGGGTCCAGTACTGGGAGACCTTCCTCGCGCGCTTCCCTCGCCTCGACGCGTGGTCGCGCTCCGAGGACTTCCTCCGCCCGCCCGCCGCCTGGTCGGCCGAGACCCTCGCCGCGTTCCACGCCGCGGACGTGGCGCCCCCCACGCCGGCGCAGTTCGCGGCCGACTACCTCCCCACCCAGCGCAAGCACCGCCGCGACGCTCTCGCGTACCGCGTAAGCGCGGGTGCCAGCTCCCTGCTCGCGGCCTACGCCCACGGCTTCCCGCTCACTCGCGGCGAGATCGAGGCCATGCCGGCCGCCGCGACCGAGCTGGCGGGACACACGTGGTTCTACATCTGGGCCTGCCGCCCGCAGCTCGACTACGTGCCCCTCGGCCGCGGCGCCTCGTTCCAAGCCCGGCTCGCCGCGCGCACGATCCTCGAAGAGAACCCCCTCGCCATCTCGAAGCCTAATTACGCCCGCGCGCTATCTCCGGCCTGGGACCTGAACCGCCTCAAGCACCTTCCCTTCCTTCCGTGGATCCCTCGATCTTCGCGCCGAAGTCTCGTAAGGTCCGCGAAAACCGGCTGAATCGGCGCCATTATGGCCGATTGCGCTTGACACGTCAAGCCGGTCGTGGTATTATGTACCTACGCTGAGGAGAAGCAGCATGCCGCCCAAGAAGCCTCGGGCCCCCCGACAGCGCTCGCTCGACGAGCTTGGAAAGGCCGACCCTTCGGTCCGAGCCCTGGTCCGTCAGGCCTTTGAAGAGCCCGAAGCCGACGGCTTCCAGCAGTTCAACCGCCTCTGCGCGCTGATCATGACGGAGGTCATGGCCGGTCGCCTGACTCCCGAGCAGGCCGGCGCGTGCCGCGACATGGCCGAACTACTCCTCACCTCCGTGACTGCCCGCGAGCTGAGCAAGGCCAAGACTCGGGCGCCGATCCTGCCTGCAGCTGCAAACCACCTGGCCAAGCCCCTCGCACCCCCGCCGGAGGACGAGCTTCAGGTCACCGTCCTCGGCCCAGACGGAGAGCCCCTTCTGCATGTCTGATCTCTACACGGTCTACGCCTTCCCCGAGGATGGTCGACGGACCCTCGACACCTTCGACGCGCTGGCGCTGGCCGGGCTCGCCATCAACAGTGAAGACAACGGCATCCCCATCGAGACCTGGGAGAAGTCCTTTGCTCTGCCGGAGGGCGAGGTCGATCAGTTCCTCGCGCCGCTTCCGGGCGCCCTCGGCCTGTGTCAGGCCAAGGCGATCGTTCGCGAGTTCCGCACCATCTCGGAGGAGATCGAGATGTACGACGACTTCCTCGAAGCCGTGAACTCCCTGGTGCAGTGGTACTACCTGGCGTGGTACTGGGCCGACGAGCTGGGCGTGTCCGAGCCCCTGACGGAAGTGGCGTCCTACCTCGCCATCGCGCTCGCCGAGCAGCGGGACCCTGAGTCCCTCTGCCTCGACGACAAGGCCTACGCCCAGGCTCAGGACTCCCACAGCAACTACTGCTCGGCCCTGCTCACCCTGGGCGAGATCGCGGAGTTCATCCCCGATGATGAGGCCCCCTCCATCCTGACGCTGGTGTTTTACGATGTCTGATGGCCGCGTTCGCGTCACGATCGTGTACGAAGTCCCCTGGTCGTCGGACAAGCCGCAGCAGACCGGGACCTTCATCTGCGACACCCTCCACGAGTGGCGCCAGCTCCTGCAGAAGTACACCGCCTGGCGCACGAAGCGGAACAAGGCGCAGCGCAGCGAGCAGGGGACCGGCCATTTCGCGGGAGCGAACGGCGTCCTCCTGTTCAGCGACAACATCATCAGCGTGACTCGTGTCCCAGCTTGACCTCCGCAACGCGCGGCAGGTCCTCTCGAACTACGGCACGGTCCTCGACCAGGAGTCCGGCGAGCTGGTGCGCTTCGATCCCGCCAAGATCTGCCCTCAGATGGCGAACGGGATCCTCGACTTCATCGACAGCGACCGCAGAACGCCGACCGGGCACCGCAAGATGCAGGCCGTTCTCGGCCCTCGGCAGTGCGGGAAGTCTCTCGTCGCCGCGCTCGGCGGGCTGGTCTACGTCAACTCGCACCCCAGCGCGTACGCCGCGATCTTCGCGGACAACAAGGACCGCGCCATCGACCTTTTCCGTACCATCAACACGTGCTACGAGCACATGCCGGACGGAGTCAAGACCCACACGGGAGGTAAGACCGAGGTCCGCCAGCTGACGCTGGAGACGATGGCGAAGATCAAGACGCTGTCAATGGAAGCCTCGATGGCAGGCATCGGCCGAGCCTTCGACTACCTCCACATGTCTGAGCTGCCCTTCGCGAAGGACGCCGCGGAGACCTGGAACGGTATCCTGCCGGCGATCATCAACCGCAAGGAGGCCATCGTGCTGCTGGAGTCGACGCCCGCGCCGATGACCCTGCCCAGCGCCTCTTGGTACCGGGACATCTGCGCCGAGGCTCGTCGGGGCATCGGGCGCTGGGAGTTCCTCTTCGTCCCCTTCTTCCAGTCCCGCCTCAACGAGCGCAACTGGAACCCCAGCTGGCACCTCACCAACGAGGAGGTAGGCCTGCTGCAGCAGTTCGGAGGCGAGCGCGTCTCCGGCAAGGGACTTCCCTACCTCACCGTCGAGAATCTGGCCTTCCGCCGAGAGATCCTCGACATGGACCCCGAAGTCCGGCGCTACCCGGAGCTGTTCAAGGTCTACTACCCCTTCGACCCGATCACCTGCTGGGCTCAGGCCAGCGGCTCCGCGATCCCCTCCCACGTCCTCGACCCTCACCGAGAGCGTGAAGTCGTCCCCTGGGACCCCGACCACGAAGGCCTGCAGCGCTACGGCGAGCCGAAGCCCGGCGCCGTGTACATCATCGGCGTGGACCCTGCCGGATGGATGGGGAACGACCCCGCCTGCATCCAGGTCCTCGAACTCTGGGAAGATCGCTGGGAGCAGGTCGCCGTTCTGGAGAGCAACAAGGTCGATCCTCCCTCCCTGTCCAAGATCATCGTCCGCCTGGCGCGCGAGTACAACGACGCCGAGGTCATCGTAGAGTCGAACGGCGTCGGCATGGGCGTGATCGCCATGCTGTACGAGGCCTTCCAGCGCGGCGACCTACGCAAGCTCTACTGCCACGGAAGCCGCGGCATCGGCAAGAGCAAGCCCGGCATCCCCGCCAGCACGAAGACGATTCAGGAGGCCCTCGGTCGCCTCATCGACTCGCTCATGGATCGGCTCGTGATCAACGACCAGGAGACCCTGGACCAGCTGTCGAGCTACCGCAACGACAAGCTGGTGGAGGACAGTGCGGCCAGCGAGATCCTGCGCCCCGGAAAGCTGACCAAGGGCCGCCGCGCCTCCCACCACTGGGACCGCGTCTCGGCCCTCCTGTGGGCGGTCTACGGGGCGTACAGCCAGCCCGTACGCTTCCGCCCGTTGACGCTCCGCGAGGACCACGGCGAGGTCGTCCCCGAAGACCCCACCACCTGGACTGACGACCTCTGGAAGGCCAAGCGTCGGGCCGAGGCGGAAGATAAGCGCAAGTCGAAGCAGGGCTCCAAGCGGCGCAAACCCTCGCGCAACAAGCCGAAGCTGCGGCGCCCCAAGCGCAAGTACTGGTCGTCCTGACCCTTGACACGTCAACCCGCACCGGTTAAGGAGTAGCGATGCCCACCGACCCGAAGCCCGAAGCACTCTGGGCATACAAGCTCATCGAGCACCACCAGGCACGCCTCGACACGCAGCGCAAGACGTGGGCCATGCACCTGGCCGCATACCGAGGCAACTTCTACGGTAAGGAGGGCGGCGAGGCCGGAGCCGAAGACGACGACATCACGGTCGAGCACAACCACCTGTACTCGTTCGTCGACTCGCTGATCTCGAACGTGTGCCCCACGAACCCCGAGGTCGACATCGTCGCCCGGCGGCGCACCATGAAGGGCGCCGCGAGGGTCCGCACGGCGCTCGTGAACGACGTCCTGCTCCGCGAGCAGGCCCCCAAGAAGTTCTGGCGCCTCGCAGCCACGGCCAGCGTCTACCCGCGCGCCTTCACGAAGACGATCTACGAGGCCAAGCGCAAGCGGCCGAAGCTCCGCATCCTGCCCCCGCATCGCGTCATCTACGACATGGCTGCGGAGACCTGGGATGACCTGCGGTACATCTGCGAGATCACGACCATCACGAAGGCCCAGTTCGCGCAGCGGCTCAAGAAGCCGAAGAAGGGTGGACACTACCGCTCGGACTGCGAGGACGACATCCATTGGGGCACGTTCCCCGACTGGCTCAAGGCCGACGAGCTGGACAAGCGCTCCGGCAAGAAGGACGAGACCGAGATCGACATCACGCGCTCCTACGCGGAGTACGCCGTGATCTACGAGTACTACGACCTCGTCGGCGAGAAGTACTACCACTTCGCCCAGGGCGTCGAAGCGCCGCTGATGACGACAGACCTGCCGTACCGCCTGGTCAAGAACCCCTTCGACATGTTGACGTTCAACGACAACCTCGAAGACACCGGCGGCCTGAGCGACGCGCACCTCATCTACGCCCTGCTGCAGCGCCTCAACGAGCTGGCCTCGTTGGAGATGTGGCACATCCAGACAGCGATCCCGATCCCCGTCATCCACGACGCACTGCTGGAGGACCCCGAGGAGTTCGCCGACGCCTTCCAGTCCGCGACCGGACCAGGTCACGCGATCCACCTGAACGCTCGGCGGGACGTCACCATCAACGACATCATGGGACAGACCCCAGTCGTCCAGCTCCCGATCGAGTGGGCCCGAGCCCGAGCCGCCATCATCGAGGAGATCGAGCGCGTGCTCGGCTTGCCGGCGTACCAGCGCGGAGCGGCCGGGCAGAGCGACGTCGCCACGGAGCTGGCTCTGATCGAGGGAGCGACCAAGACCCGCGACGCCCGGCGACAGAAGGCCCTGTACCTCGTCATCGCCCAGGTCGCCAAGAAGATCATCGACCTGTACCTGGAGTACCTGGACCCCGAGAGCGACATCCCGCTGCGGGTGCAGGATGGCGAGGAAGATGCGACGGCCACGCGCCAGTCCATGAACTTCCCCGACCTGGACGCGAAGGGCGACGTCGAGGCCGAAGAGGACTGGAGTTGGGACTACGAGGCTCGCCCCTTCAACGCCGACGAGAACAACTCGGTCGTCGACCTCAAGCGGCTGGAGACCTACATGCCTCTGCTGCAGGGCAACCCAGCAGTGAATCAGGTTCGCCTGACCAAGCGGCTGCTCGAACGGCTGGACTTGGACGGCGTCGCGAACACCGAAGAAGAGATGGCAGCTGCCCAGCAGCCGCCCATGATGCCCGACACCGGGAGCCTGCCTGCAGGCGACCCGAACGCTGGGCTCCCCGCGCCGCTCGCCGGCAACCAAATCGGCGCCGAGGCCGGCCAGCCCGCAGCAGCGGAACTGGCGCAGGAGCTTGGCGCACCTCTGGCATAGGAGAGGACCATGCCCATCTACGAACTCCCCCCGCACTACTCTGAGACGCTCCACGGAGCCTGCCCTGGCCGCGAGGCCTGGCTCACGAGTATCCCCGAAGGCCGCGAGGTCCCCTGCGACGAGTGCGGGGAGATGATCACTCGCCTCCTGCCGAGCCGCTTCTCGTTCGGAGGAGACATGGAGACCGGCAAGGAGATCGTCAGCACGCAACTCGGTCGGACCTTCAAGTCTGCGCGCGAGCTGGATCAGTGGTGCGACGACAACAACTGCGACGTCGTGAGCAACGACTCCAGCGCGTGGCGCGACCAAGTCGACCAGGCCGCCGCGTGGCGCGAAGAGGGCGCCGTCGCCGCGGGCTACCGCGACGCCCAGCACGAGAAGGCGGACATCAAGGAGAACCTGCGCGACATCCAGGCCGCGAACCGCGAGGCGTCGATCAAGGACTACGTCTCCGAGCACGGCACGGCGGACGCAGGCCACGCGGACAGCGATACCTGGAACAGCCCCCTCGCCGAGTAAAACCTTGACACGTCAACCCCAGCGGGTTAAGCTACCTGCTCCCGACAAGGAATAGCCAGCATGGCCGACGAGAAAGGGTACCCGGCCGGAAGCGACGGCGACCGCCTTAGGCAGCTGGAGAAGGAGAACAACCGCAGTGCGGACCTGGGCTACCAGGCCATCGGCCACGAGGGCATCGTCTACGAACTCGCCAAGCCGACGGACGTGACCTACCACGCGTACGGCTTCAACCACAGCCACATCGGCATCGCCTTCAAGCACGAGGGCCTGCGTGTTCGCGAGGTCGAGGGCTGTGTTCCTGCCCAGAACCGACGCACGGGTCAGAAGGGCATGTTCCAGAAGCGGTACGACCCGCGGGACCTGCACGCGATGGCACTGCACGCTGCCGATCTGCTCCGAGAGCACTGTGGAGGCGGCGGCGGCCAGATCCTGTTCCACGACGAGTCGGACAAGATGAAGAACGACCCTGGTCCCGCCTTCCCTCGCGAGAAGTGGAAGCAGGGGGTATACGCTCTCGTCGAGGACCCGAGCATCCCGTTCGACTTCTCGCAGTTCGCACCCGAGGGCTTCGACTACTGATGGACCCGACCCACATCATCACTCTCGTCATCCTCGCCACTGCGGCTGCGCTCGACGTATGACGAGATCTTCATCTCCCGCCTATTTGTCTGAACGGGCCTACCAACAACGCAGAAGGATAGGAGTTTCCATGCGTACTTT